GCTACAATTACGCCAAAAGTACCCGCACTTGTTGCCTCAGTGTTTGCCTGTGCTTTAACATAGTTAGGTCTGTTACCTGTGCTTCCCGAAATATATATAATAGTTCCCGCATATAGAGTTACGCCTGTAGAGTTTCTACCTACAATCACCATCCTATCGGCAGTAGTTAACCCACCACCCGAAGCTGCATCTATAATTTGTTGGCCTGTAATAGCTGTATTAACAGGTACACCGCCTACAATCATAGTACACTCAATTAAATCAGTTGCCTGTAAATCACCTGTGTGAGGTGTTAGGTTAGGTCTCCAATCTCCCCAATTGTTAGGTATGCTCATAACTATATTAGTCTATTAGTCTATATTGTTTACTAAAGGGACAGCACAATCAGTCCAATCATTTACGCACATTGTTATACTCATTTGCCACCCTGCTGCATAGTCTAATAAATCATTGTTAAGCGGTGTGAAAGTAGGTATACCGATAATATCAAAAGTGTAGTTATTACTTAGTTGAAAGTATACATATAGATCGTTTAATATTTGGTGACAATCTGAAAGTATTACCTGTATGTTAGCCCTATCTTTTTGTATTATATCAAAACAATAAATATCAAAAGTAAATTCAGTAGTATTTTCGGTAGGTGTCGCTCCATTAGGTACAGCAAACACAATAGGGTAACGCTCATCTTTAGTAGCAAAGTTAAATAACTGCTCTTTGAAATCACAGCCAAACTTCTTAACTTGTAAATGTCCATCGTAAAAAGTTTTTATTTCGTTTATTAAGGCCTGTAGACTTATCATAGTTCTGCGTTTTTATTTATTTTGTTTATCTTATTTTGAACATTAGTTATTTGTGTTTCACTTACTATAGCTGTTACCACCATGCCGTTGTTAGTTTCTACTGAAGTGCCTGAGCTCATAGAGTTAGCGTTGTTGCCTTGTCCAAACAAATTAATTGAAGGGGTTGCTGAAGTTGTAGAAGTGTTACCTGTATCACCACCGCCACCACCACCACCGCTTGTGTCACCGCTTGCACTTGCACCTGGATTAGTTAGTAATTGTTTTGCCTTAGCTATGTTAGTAAGGATTGAAACTATACCACTAGCGAATTGTGCAATACCTGCAGTTCCTGCTGTTACAGCGTTCAATGGGTTAGCCTGTGACATAGCTACCAAAGAAGATATTGCCTTAGCCGTATCAATACCGATTTGTACTAAAGCACTTGCTTTGTTAAATTTCTCTAGTTTCTTTTGGTCCTTAATAAAAGCGTTACCTAATGTAGCAATACCGTTTACTACTTCGGTTGCTACCTGGAGCTTAGCTTGTCTTTCAGTTTCTGCTGTAGCTATCCTTTCAAGTGCGTACTTATTCTCTATTTCTGTACGGTCCTTTTCTAGTTTTTCAGCAAGTAATAATTTGCCCTCTATGCTATCACCTAAAAGCTTTAATTCAGTTTCATACTTTGTTTCAAGTTGCTTTATTTCTTTTTCCTCATCAGTAGCTTTCAGTTCAAAGATTAAATCACTAGCGGCCTTTTGTGCAGCTGCTAATTTCTCCGCATCTTCTTTAGCAACCTTAGCTCTTACCTCTGAAACTTCTTTAGCTTGTTTCTCAGTTAATAACTTTTCAAGTTCAGCGTTACCCTTAGCTACCTCAAACTTTTTATCATAGTCCTTTTGTATGGCTAAAATTTCCTTCTCCTGTGCTGACATTGTAATCTCATTCATTAAGTCAAACTGAGCATCCTCTATTTTGATACGCTCTTCATTTGCTTTAACTTCAATGTCGTATAAACGCTTAGCTTCCTTTTCAGCTTCTGCTGCTCTTTTTTCTGCTTCTGCTTTATGGTTTTTAGTTTTTGTTTTTTGTCCAGTGTGAGTAATCTTATTAGCCTTCTCTAGTTCGAGTGCTGTTTGCAAGGCTTTTTTTGCTTCTTCTTCATATAAGTTTGCAGTTTTATTGTGTAGTTTTTCCTGCTCCTTAGTTCTCTTTTTATTCTTAGAGTGTAAAGACTCATTACTTGTATTCATTACTGTAACCGCACCTAATACAGCTCCCGCTAAACCACCTGTAACAACAGTAAGCCCAACAGTTAAAGCTTTGTTTTTGCTTATCCATGAACCTGTCTTATCTAGTGCAGTAGTGTTATCTTTTGTTTTAGCTGTAATTGCCTTAGCCGCTTCTTCTGCTGCCTTCTTAGCAAATACCTCAGCACGAGCTCTAGCCATTGTAGCTTCAATGTAAGCACCTGTTTTAGCTACATAGTTTGCCTCAGCTTGTTCTAGTGTAGTAGCCGCTCCAAAAGTATCTCCTAACTTTTCGTTGTATACCGCTAGTGCTTCTTCTTTAGACATTACACCTGAAGCTGCCATCTCAAAAGCCGTACCTACTTCATTAGTTACCATTATAGCGTCAACAGCTCCCTGCTCATAAGCTTTGTTAGCTTCAGTGTTTGCTTCCTGCATTGCTTTAAACTCTTCGCTTTCTGCAGCTGCAATACCCATAGACTCACCGAATTCTTTTATAATTTCTATAAGTGCATCAAAGGCCACACCTACACCCTCAGTGATTTGTTCTAAATATCCTAACTTAGACATCAATAAAACTACGATAGCTATGATACCCGCAATAACAGCAGCAATTAAATAGATAGGGTTGGCTAGCATTGTTTGCCCTAATGAAACAAACGCCTTACCTATTGAACCGATTGTACTTGTTAATCCACCAAACGCCTTACTAATATCATCAGGCTTTATTTGTCCCATTGCTGAAGCGAAAACCTTAGCACGCTCTGCAGCTTCTGCGAAGTCCATTGATAGCAAACTATCTTTGATACCTGCAAAGGAGTTACTTATACCTTCAAACTTTGAACCTGTAGCAAATGTAGCTACGGCCTCATTAGCATCTTTTAACTTGTCGCTTAGCTCCCCTGCTTTCATAGCAAGAGCTGCCATTGATTCGGGATCAGTAGCGTTGGCTATCTCACCTTTTAAAGCTCTTAGTTCTGCTTTGATTGCACCTATGCCACTTATCTTTAATGGTATCTCTACTTCGTTCATATCTTAATATTTTCTAAATTCTATTGTTGTACCGTTTAACAAGTCATCTGCTAAACCTATTCCTATTGTTGTTGTATAAACCCATATACAATTATCAACTGCTGAGTAGGAAGCACTTATCAAAATTTGATAATTATAATTCCCTACAAATACAGCTACTTGACTATTCAAAATATCACCGTATGTATAATCAATTAAGAAACCTTTATAAACCCCTTGAGCTTCTCTAGTCCACTCTATGATACTAAAAGTATTTTCTAGTATTGATATTGTTGGGTCTGCGGTTCCTGCCTGTGTTAAGTTAACTACATACTTTTGAGGCGGTGCTACATAAGGCAAACCGTTAAGCGTACCTGTTAAAGTTAGGTTGTCAGTTATGATACCATCTTCAGCAGACTTCAAGCCGTTACCTGTGGCTGTAATCTTTTTACCTATGATAACATTGCCCGCACCTACTACTGCACCTGTGACCTGGCCTATAACAATATTACCATGTTCATTCTTAGAATTCAATACGCTTGTACTTGCTACCTGTGTAGTAGTTTGGTTAGCGGGTACGCCTGTACCTATATGGCTAATAAATGGAGCGAAATCTATTTCAGTGTCAATGCTTATTAATTCGACTTTTGTTAGCGTGTTACGGCTTGCATCGTAATCAATTACCTTGTTAATGTTCCACCAACTGTTATCTATTCTAATCTTATCATTTAACTGCAAAGCTTGTATATCATCTTCTTTAAGATTAAAATTAGCTATAAGCATTTTACCTACATTGATTTGATTAATGGTCCTACGCCAATATAGATTATAAAGATTGTTGTTTGTTAAGCTTTGAGGTGAGTAGTAATAAAAATCACAAGTAGCGAAGTTAATGTCAAAGGTTGGGTTTAAAGGATTGTTGAAGTGTCCCACCATTGGGTAGGTAGTTCTGTTGGTTAATCCTGTAGTACCGTAATCATAAATGTTATAAGGTGAACAGGTACCCATACCACCATCGTATAAGATACGAATATTTGTTTTGGGTGCAGCTCCTGCCAACATGGGTACATAAGCTCCAAAGATTGTTTTAGTAATTGGTGTAGGTGAGAATATTAATTCTTTGGTGTCTACATCTTTTACATACTCATTATCAAAAGTATAAGTTACTTGACCGTAAACTTCCTTAGTTACTTCTTCATAAGTTTTGTTAGGGTCGTCACTATCCTGCTTGTAGGTTAATACAAGTTTCTTATTTGACAAGTCGGGTAAAAATATTAGTTCCTGGTCTTTACTCTTATCAAGCTTGTAAGTCCAGTCTACTTCCTTACCGTTGTCGTAATAATCATCTCTATGAGTTAAGATTAATTTATTCGGTTGATCGTTATCAATGTCTACATACAAGTTGTACATTTGAAATATAGACTTAACAAAATCACTTTGCTTAATCTTTGAAGGTATGTATTGATTTACATTTAAAGTACCACTACCAATGATAACACTAGGGCTAGGTAGTATCTTTATGTTAATATCGTTTATTCTTAGGTTAACATTTACCTGAGCATTAGGACCAAACGCATTATTTTTACGCCATCTAAAAGTAGAGTTACTATTGTTTGAATAGCTCATCTCAATACCCGCTGCAAGTTGCACAATTTGACCCGCTAATATTGTAGGTGTCACTCCTGTACCTGTAGCTAAAACCGTTACGCTTGTAGTCGCTGTATATAAAGTTGTTGTACCTGTTGGTAGCGTAGTCCCTACTATTGGTGCTACTGCTAGTATTGGCTGAGCTGAAGTGTTAAGATATACGGTTACATCATTACCACCGTTTGTGATAGTTTTTAAAAATGGCTTGTATTGTATGTTTGTCCATGTTTGTGTACCTGGCGTTCCGTTTAATTGGTTCGGTGTATATGTAGGGTATGCGGGCACACCGCTTGTATTGTTTATAAGTACATCGTAATAAATAACTACCTCATAAAAATAGTATTGAGACTGTAAAGCCGTTGTGTTAAACGGTGCTGCATAACTTCCTGTAGCAGGATTAAATAAATTCTGAGTGTCTATTGTTTCTACCCACCCTGTATTAATCACTTGCTGAAAACTATTGTTTTGTCCTAACAGCTGTACCTTTGTTGTCGTGTATGTTGTGCTAGCTTGTACTAAAAAATCATTGTAATCAAAGTTATTAGCATCACCGTTGTAAGGTATAAATAGCTTGTCAAACTTTGCAGCACTTAAAGTGGACCAATCGTAACTAAACCCCGCCTGTGCAAATATCCTATCAAAATAAGTCTTAGCAAATATAGCAGGTTTAAATTCGTTTATGCCGTAGGTAGTGTCACCACTACCAGGTAAGAAATACTTATAGCCATTTGCTACTGTATTACTAAAACCGTTTGTAATTGCTGTAGAGTTGAAGCTGTGGTTTAAGTCAGTAAAATCTAAGTCAGTTAGTTCTTTGTTTGTGATCGCTGTAAAGAATTCAGCTTTAGTATCTTTAATTAATACTTCATAGGTTACATACTCTTCGTGAGCACTGGTTACCTGTTGTTTAGTTACATTAACTAATTGAAGCAAGGCATCTTCTATGATAGGTACGCCATTTTGAATAACTGAACACTTAGTAACTTTGTTAATGTCAAATGTCCCCGCCTGTATGTTTACATCGTAGTAATGATTTAACAAGTCGTTATTATTCTTACTACCTGTTAAGGTAATAGTTTTACTAAACGAACCTTTGCGAAGTGATAAATCTCTAATGTCCCCTACTTGAAAGTTTAAAGGGAACGCAGTACCTTCTTGTGTTTCTAAATATCCTGTGCCTATTTGTATCTTAACCATTGACTAAGTCTTTATTTGCAAATGTGATATTAATAGATTGTCTAATTAAATTTTTATTCTTTTGCTTAAAGATACTAAAACTTGAGGTAGTAACATTACAGCTTATGTACAAATCACTGCTAGGGTTATCACAATCTTCTGCATAGTTGCTGTACTTAATATATGTAACAGGTGAGCTCACTAGCTCCTCAAAGTATGCAGCCATTTGCTCACTCATATAGTTGCCATTTAATTCAATGGACTTATCAACTGAAGTATACACATTGCTTAGTCCGCGATCCGTTGTTTTGTAGTTCCACATTGTACCCGATATATAACCCTGTACATCTTTGTTAAATAATTCTCTAGTGACATTACCTGTTTCGTAGTTAGCCAATGTGAATGCAAATGAAGACCACGAACCCATCCGGTCTAAGAATAGAATTGAATACTCTTCACCTCTTATACGCCTGTCAATGTTTACTCTATATTTAGCAGACACTTGACCCGCTCCCCTATCATACCAATACTCGTAATACTCAGTAGTAGGATTAATCAAAGGCAAAGCACCCGATACTACAGTAAGAGTTCCGTAGTTGTTTGGTCCTACAGTTACATGCCCTAACAAACTTGTTAAGGTTACATCTTTACTGAATAAATCACCGTCACTATTTTGAAAGTACATTGTGTCAGTTAATCCATTGTTGCTGTATACCTGTGCAACTAAATCCTGTGATAAGGTAGCTGTAAAGTCTAAAGGTTGGTTAGTTAAGAATAAATCATTAGCACCGTTTAAAGCATAGGTACCTGGTACATAGCTAGGAAATTCGGGCCATCTAATTGCACCATTGAATACATAGTTGTTTAAGTCAGTAGCTATATCTCTAGTGATTGTTTTTCTGTTATCTGCATAGGCAACAGTCCCATCTATGTTAACATTTGTTACGCCTGAAAATGAGCTGTTAACCACAAAGGCAATTGCCGTAGCACTGATCACTGTAAATAAACCTTCAAGCTGTGGGTTAGCTATACCGCCATCTGCTTGCAATATATTAACCTGTTGACCCGCTACAAAAGTATTGGCTACATTAATTTGTACCTTACCCGCTGAAGCTGACAAAGGGAAAACATAAGATACTGAAGTCAAATATTCCTCACCTACTTTAACATCGTACTTGTAGTATGAGTTCACTGCAGTATATGCAACAGGTGCTGTTTCTTTTAGGTTAAATGTAACCTTAGCTTGTAGCAATTTCGTTAAATCAATTATGCCGTTACCTGTAGAGAATTCAGGCAACACTCTATATTCAGCAATTTTGTTTGCCGTTCCACTCTCATAGATATCATAGATATATTTGAAACCTAAGTTATTGCTATTGGTAGAATTGTAAATAAACTTAATCGGGTTGTATGCTGGCGTCAGTGAATACGGCTCAGCTATCTTTGTTATGGCCATTGATTGTATTTTACTATATTAAGCTATTGTGCTTTCGTGTTTCTAAAGGATTGCATCGCTACCTGGTAAGCTTGTTCTAACATTATCAAATGCTGTTGCACCCTCATAGGATTGTTGAATACTATATGCACTTGCTTACCCGTCTTATGGTGTATGTAAGCTTGCACTACTTGAACCTTGTGTTGTATATCAGAATGCATAGTAACTATCTTCGGTGTAGTATTCCTGTCTTATGTGGGTAGTCGCATATCTTACCGCATCCATTGCATCATCAAATAATTTAACAGGCTCATCAGTTATAAAATCTCCTATCTTCTTCCACTTGTAGTTTTCGTATTCTCTTTTAATTGGCTTGCTATCTTCACACCATACCCCGAAGCTCTTTACATTATCAATACCTTTCTTAACTACCTTGTTAGCGTTCTGTACATCGTAGCCGCTATTGTTCAGCTCTTTGATTATTTCTGGACGCGAGTAATCGGCTAAGACTGTTATATGCTTTTCAATCTCTAGGCTATTCATACGCTCAATTAGTAGAGTAGTAGTCAAGTAGCTTTCATAGATAACAGGTTCAATGTAGATGTCATTATCACACCAATAGACCCGCACTAAAGCAGTAGGGTGATTGTACCCGAAGTCAAGGCCATAAACATAGTTAACAAACCTTGCGGGCCTATGCTGAATAAATGTCCACTGAGAATAGATGTTGCTCTTGCTTGTAGCTTTCTCACCTAAAGCATAGATTTGATAAAGAGCTTCATCGGTTCGTTTAAGGTCTTCAATTTGTTTCTTAATACTTTCGGGTAGGAAGGGGTTGTCTTTGTATGTTGACTTGATTAATATGCTCTCATCTTTTGGTAGCTCGTATAACCAACTCGCACTATCACTCGGATTATAGTCAAAGATTAGCTTAGACTCAGTTCGCATATTCAACTGTGTGAAATCATCAAAGTATAATTCGTTGGCTTCATTACACCAGGCAAGGTCACGCTTCCTACCCCTTATCTTCTGCTCATCATCTACACTAAAGAATTCAACTATTGAACCATTACCAAAGCTGTAGATATGCTCACTCTTATTGTGAGCTTCCTGGCTATATAGCTCGGTTTCTTTTAATATCTCTATGAAGTCACGCATTACCGTTGCCCTCAATGCAGGGAAAGTCTTACGAATAATTGACACTACCTTATTGGGGTTCTGCAAGCAATACACTATAACAAGCTGACAAAGGCTGTAGGTCTTCGAGCTTCTACTACCTCCCTCATTAATTATAAACCTACGATCACCTTCCAGTGCTTCGTGGTTCTTCTGAAAAATTACGGTGCTCTTTATCTCCATACCAAAAGCAAGGTAAGTTACCCCTACCCCTATTACTCTATTTATATATTATTATATATTTTTTTTAAATTTTGAAAATAAGAGTATAAGTACCCCTACTCAGTAGGCTTCACAATTGTAACGGTGATACTGCCTATCTTATCATTTTGTGAGGTTACATCTGTTTGCTCTTTTAAAGCGTTTAGACGCTGTGTAATTGACGGGTTATATTGTCCTACCATACCTCCTTCGATTTGGTCTCTGCGTATCTCTTTCTTTATGTGCGAGCAGACTGTCCTGTACTCCGAATATCTACCATCTGTATTATCGAAATAATGGTGTACATCTGAGTAATCTTTAAAGGCCCAAACTTCAAAACCTTCAATAGTCAAAGGTACCCGTAATGGCTCCGCTATCATCTCAGCTGTCTTTTGAGAAAGTACATATTTTGTCCTAGGATTGTTTGCTACATAGGTCTTATACTCTTCAAACATTTGCATAAGCTTTTCGGGTGTCTCAATTAATTTGGGTCTCATCTTGCTTTGCTTGTTAAAGTATCTATTTCTTTTTGTAATGCTTTTACTTTCTCCTGTTTAATTTCTTCAGGTGTCAATGTATCAAATAGGTTAATTGTGATTAATCCGTCTTTTAATAGCACTTCAAATTTAGAAGCTCTTGAGGACATTAACTCATTTAATAAGACTGTATCATTTTCAGCATTTAAATATAAGTCTAAAGTACTTTCGTTACTCCTTAGATTAATTTCGCTATCTATTTTTATTTCAGTTATTCTCATCTTCTTCTTTAGTTTTCTTTGGTTTCTTTACTTCTTCTACTCCTGTGTAAGTGACTGTCTTTACTTCTTCAAAGATGTAACCTAATCCTATGTTAGTTACATAAGCGTAACGATCAGGTGTAATCTCATCTATTACTATTTTAAGGTCACCGTACTGTGATTGCTTTATTATTGTCTTACCAATAAATTCACTTTTGATTCGTGTTTTCATATTCATCTACTATTAAAAATGTGTAATACATACATACCCAAACACCTGCACACCTGGCGGCCCATTGGTAATCTAAAGCTATCAAAGCAATACCTGCAGAAAATGCTACAAGTAAAGATAGCGTGCTAAGTACTTGACTAATCTTCATAACTATATTGTAATTCGTTTAATTCGTGTTTCAAATCCTTTATGATGTAATGGGCTGAGGTTGTAGTAATATCGAAATACTTAGCCATACTTCGGGCTGTATTATATCCTTTATCAATGTAAGCTTCAAAGATTGTTTTCTGTATGCTATCCTTTATTCTTTGTCTATATATTTCTATTACGGCCTTTTGAAGATTATAAGTTTTATCGGCTAATATCTTAGCATCTAAATCGGTGGTATCTTCTGCAGCGTCTTTGTCAACTATGAACGGCATTGAATTTATCCTATCGTGTCTATTTGATAGTGAAGATGTCCATATCACCTGGTACTTAATTGTATTGAATAAATAAGATTTAACCTTTTCGATTGTTGGTAATGGATCGTTTATATTGACTACATGAATATAAGAATTGTTTATAACGGTATCAGCATCTATAAAACTTTTGAACCGCACAAGGAAGTAGTTAGTATAAGTCCTAACTTCTGCGTAATTCTCAGTTATGTATTTATCAAGTATTGCTTTCATACCATAATTTAAAACCTTTAAACCAAATCTTACGCCTAACTGAAGAACAGAAACAGTCCTTTTCTTTGACGCCTGTATATTTTTCTTTTATCTTAGCTAACTTATTAAGATTAACCTTTGCAGTCCTAACAAGTTCCTCAGTTTCAAATATAGACGCAATTAAGTCTACTTCAGTTTGTTCAAACATAAATCTAAAATAAAGGTAAGTAAAGCAGCAAAGCAAGCAAGGCTAAAATCTACTGTGATAAATATAGTTAACCAAAAGCTCCAGCACTTCCAACACCCTAAAGCTGCGTGTGTAAAGACGGTTAAATTGTCAACAGGTAGCTTGTTAAATATTGCATCTATTGATAGCTGTAATGGCTCAAAGTTTACTAACCACCACGCCATTGATATAATTAATATTAGTTCCATAGTGTAAATATATAATTAATTTTAATATAAACGCTTTAAAATAAAAAACCCCTAATTAAAGGGGCTCATTATATTCATTCGGTAAATGTACTTGTCTAACTTCTTTGCTGTTTCTAAACTTACATCTTTTCCCTGCAGAAACCTATCAATATTGTATTGGTGAAACTTCTCACCTCTACCCTGTATTTCTTTGACTATTTGGTTTCGTGTTTTGGTCTTTAATGCTTCCCTTAGATAAGCTCGTAAACTATAATCATCTATGTACATATCAAAATGGTAAGTCATCAGCATCAAGTTCAGTAACTCTTATTTGTGGCTCATCAGTTTTAATATACGGCTCACTAAAAGAACACGAAAAGTATTTAGTTCCTTTTGAAGACTCCTTAAGCCATAACGCTACTTCCATATCTTTACCATTTACATTTACCTTACCCTTATAGTCGGGGTGGTTTTCGGACTTTTTGTTATCATTTTTAAAGATAGCACCGCTGTTGTTTTTTGTTTCCATTTTATATTTATTTAATTGTTACTTCAAAATGACACATAAGAAATGCAATTCTAATACACTTATCTTCAAAGTCTATTGCTATCATTGGAGTAATAGAAATTACATTCCATACTTTATAACTGTTAATTAATTTTACTTTCATTTTTAATATTATTTAGTTGTTAGGGATAAAATTAACTGTCATAGACACTAATTGTCCATCTGTTTGTTTTGTATACTCAACTGAATCTACACTTACTAAATTGATTCCCATTAAGTTTGGGAATACATCTACGGGAATTGGGCAATAAGCATTGTTCTTTACCACATCTTCAATTGTTACTTTTTTTGTTTCCATTTTAATCGTTTTTAAGGTTTAATAAATAAGCTATTGAACAAACCCAACCCCAAACTATTGCGGGTGTGAGCAGTATTGTTAGTAAAATTATCATATCGTTTCTATTAGTTGGTTATAGTATTCTCTGCATAATTCTATTCGTGTTTTTATCTCTTCTATTACAGACTCATCACGATCAATTACAAAAGTCTTGATTCGTTTTTCTTTTGGTATATGGTCAAAGTTATGCTTTGCTTCTACAAAATCACGAATATCTTGACTCTCATCTATTGACTGCTGCTTCCAGTGTTCACGCCTTACCTCATCTTCAACTATTTCAAATGGTGTATTAATCAGGCAGTAACAAAGTAAAGAAGTTTGCTTACCTGTTAACCACATATAACCCTGTAGTTGGTAAAAATAATCTTTATTAGGTAGCTCATCTTCAAAGAACGGGAATGTAGTTGCATCCCAACTTGATTTCACATCTAAAAGAATATCTGTATTAACATCAGGTGTGCCTTTAATCCACTCATTGCTAAAGCTTTCTTCGTTTTTATATATGAACCCAACTTCTAAAGTGTCCATTGCTAAATTGATAGCCTCATCTTCTACGGCATTACCCTTGTCTGTATACCTACTCCAAAACTCCTTATAGATTCCGTATTTTTCCTGTAGTACAAGCTCCTGTATATAGGTCTTAGTAGTTTGTGACAGTACCTCGCTTTTTAAACGAGGCTTTGTCATTATCTTACCTAATTGGCTGCATCTTACCTTCATGGTTGTACAAGTTTAGTTTGTGCAGGTGTTAAATCAAACTTTTCAATTAGTTCCGCAATAGTGTAACTACCATTTGAAATAGATTCTAATGCCTTATCAAATCTTTTAGCGTCTATTGTAGGCTTCTTTGGTTCGTGTTTAACTTGCTCACCTGAAGCATCGGTATCTTTATCAGTTACAAGCCCGCAAATCGAAGATAAAGCGTATCTACGAAGGTATGTAATAGCACTTCCTAATACTTGAAAATCATTCATACCTTTTAATTGTACTCCTTGAGGTATTGCTGTTTTACTTTCTATACTTTCACCACTTTCACAATGGAATAAAATAGTAATTAATTCAGTTCCGTTGATTAACTGAGTAAAACCTAATCCGTTTTTCTTTAGTAATGGGTTGATAGTCTCAAAGATTTTAGGCAAATCTGCATAAGTGTAACCGTAACCTTGTGTTGCTTTGTGAATAACAGGTACTTCCTGTTGAAATTCAGCTAAACTTTTAAATAAATTTTTCATAGCGTTTTGTTTTTAAATTGTTAATTATACACAAATATAATACTTTTATTTTAATCAGCAATATTTTTTATCTTTTTTTTATAAATTTCTATTATTTCTTTTAGTTCTTCTTTTGTCCACTTCTTTACATCGTGTGCTTTAGCTTGAAGCTGCATTAATCTTTCGCCTCCTATTCTCTTTTCAATTCCTATTTGATAGTTTAACAGGTTACCTGATAAAAAAGTGTTACAGTGTTCGCATTGTAAATGGCAGTTATCCTCGTCAAATCTTACTGCCGAATGCCCTCCTTGACTAAAATAATGTCCGCAATTTTTCTTCTTTGGTGGTAGATCGCAACTAATACAATTTAAGCCCTCATCACGCATCCGAATAAACTTATTGAATACTTGTTGAGTTAACTTAAGATAGTCGCTTAAAGTTGTTAAATCGGCTTTCATTTGACTTTTCTTCTTTGTCCATTGCTTTTCGTTTTCTGCTTTTACCCAAACTTTTATACATTCGTCTTTTAGGCAGTATTTTTGTAGAAATTTAACAGGATCAAATTGTTCTTTGCAGTTTTTACATCTCATACATTTTCAAATTTAATTCTGCTTGTTTAACTTCATATTTCAATTCAAGGTTTAAGCGTTCAAGTCTATAAGATGTCTCAACCTGCATTCGTAATTGCTTCTCCATCTCGTGAATAAAAGCATATACATCTTCTAGTTCGGTTTGTGATTCCTGCATAGAATTTATTAAGTCAGTTCTATTCGGGTGCTTCTTAATTATTTCGTCTTTTGATATTTCTATCTTAATAATATTTTTTTTAAGTATTGCTTTTTGTTTTAATAGTTCTAAGTTCATATTTAAAATGGTAAGTCGTTTAATTTTCTTTCTATCATTGTTAATTTTTGTTTTGGCCTGTGTTTTTTTAAAGGGTCAACACCTCCAATCGTAAAGCCTAAGCCTCTATTAAATTCACAAAGAACAGGTAATTCTAATTCAGTGTGCTTACCTCCAGTGTCCATATCTTTGATTTTTTCTACACCTATCATAGTCAAAAACTTCATATCCTTATGCTTAATTAATCTATGAATTACAAACATATCATCACACCTATTTAAAAATGCTTTACCTCCTTCTATGTGGTCCTTTAATGGTGGTTTAAGATGTCCTTTCCAATGGTGCTGCTCAGGGTATAGATTACCACTTCTACCACTTTCACTATTAGGGTGCGTGTTTATGTAGATTGTTTTTCCTGTATTGTTTACAAATTGTCTAGCCATATTTAAAAACCTGTAGTTACCTTCATAAGTTAAGTCTCTATCTAATCCTGTAAATGGATCAATAAGACAAGCATCTGCATTTGAGTTACCAAAAATAGCCAATAGTTCTTCAGGCTTATAAAGTTTTGAATTATCTACAAAGTCAAAGTACTGTTCTAAATAAGTTGAATAGCTATGTATATCTTTTTCTGTAAGCTCTTTAAATGGTTTGCCTGAATACATTTGTATCATATCACGCATTAATTGTCCGCTTTGATTTTCACCGCTCCAAATTATAAACTTTAAATTTTGTTTAATTGCAAGTGCTAAAAAGTACCAGGTTATCCAATAAGTTTTTCCTACATTATCGTGGCCCAAAATAATATTTAGTTGTTTAGGTTTAAATCTTAAATTATCATCTAGTGGACAATCTAATCCTAAGCCTTGTTTTATTTTGCCGTTACGATAATCTAGCAAGTAATTAATTGAGCTTCCTTTTTGCTGTATCATTTTGAATATTTTGCTGCGTGTGCCATAAGATGGTTGTATAAAATATCATCGCTTGAAGCTTCTGCTTGTTCATTTTTTAATTGCCAACTATTTTGAAACCCTCCCCAACTTTTTTCAACACACATTTTTAATATTTCGTTTTTATCTAGTTTAGATTTTTCTACCTCAATAATAAATTTATCACAGGCAGTTTTAGTATTTGTTAATTTTTTAGATTTTCTAACTTCTAACCAATCGTTAACTAAATCCTTTTTAAATCCATATTCAATTAAAGAATCATAAAAACTATATATATGTATATCTTTTACATTAACATTATCTTTAACAGCTATTTTTGCTATCGTTTGCTTTGGTTTGCTATCGTTTGCTATACCATTTATGCGATTGCCATCGTTTGCTATACTTTGCCATCTTTTCTCAGCACCTATTTTACCTGCAACACTACGCCTATCTTTAGTTTCCTCAAATTTAACAAGGTCTCTTTTTAGCTGTAGTTTAATAGGTGTAAATGCAATATTGATTAAAATATCATCACTTATAGGATTTTCATCATTAACATAAGCCATTATATGTTTGATTAATTTACCCGCAATTTCATCAGGAAGTTGTGAAAATAGTTCTTTTTGGTCGGCGTAAAGAATAAAGCCCTTTTTGTTTTCTGCCATAGTACTGCACTTAAAATGATAAAACCCCTTCAACTTTCGGGAGTGCAGCCCTAATCGCCAAAGAGGTTTCTAATAAAGTTTTTTATGCCCCTGCACTGGGTCTGCTAATATACGAATTTATTTAATACAAAGTTGCATCAATACAAAAAGTTTTTTATTTTCTTTTTTAAATCAGTTAATTCACGCATTGAATTTACTTTAAGTATTTCCTGTCTTAGTGTAACACGAATAGGGAAGCGTTCTCTTAAATCTAAAGTTACATTTAAATACTGCTCGTCTCTTACCCTATGCCAGTGCTTATGGCTTTCAATTGAATGTATCATTGTTGCATGTGACTTGTTAAATATCTCTCCAATCTCTCTAAGCATTAACTTTTCTTTGCGTAACAGGTGAGCTAAGTAGAACCTACGGTAAACTTTGTCTCTTTGTCTATTGGGTAGGTGTAAGCCTTCTTCAATTATCACTTGTTTTATTTCGTCTATTCTGCTCATTTTAAAAAATATTTATTGTATTTATCTTTGTTTAATTTGTACCCTAGTTGCTCGTACATCTTTAGGTATCTATAAACTGACCGTTCACTTATTTCTAAGTATCGTGACATTGAGCTTATAGGTCTAGGTTTAATCTTTAAAAATTCAATGAGCTTGATTACTCTTAACATCCTGCGCTGGTTCATTGTATTTCTATTTTAAATATGCCTCGGTAATGGTTGCCGTCACCATGCAGCTGCCGTTGTTTCCAAAGTGCTAAATTTCTAGAAGGGAAGTAGTATGTTTCTATTACATTGCCCTCAATCTCATAGGTTAGCTTATACGATCTCATCTCCGTTAGTTTGTTGTTGTAAAATGTCAAATCCATACACTAAAAAGAAACTATCAAAGTGTCTCATAATCGTGTTTTTATTGTAAGCAAACAGCTCTTTACACCTGTTAACATACCACTCCCTAAAGTTCAAGTATTGCTTAAGTGTTAGGTTGCCGTTCATGTCTGCAAATAGCCATTGTTGCGTAATTGCCTCGTTGTTAAATTCTCTGCGTTCTTCAGTTTTGTTTCTCATTGTCTTGTGTTTTAGGGTTTAAATAATCGTCTTGAGCTTCTAAGTAAGCCAGGTATAAGTCTAAGTCAAAGCTCCCGCCTTTATCCTCGTGTGAGGATTGGTTACGCCACCATTGCATTTTGCGTTTAATGCTGAAGCTCGTAGGTATAAATATATTTTCCATAGTTTATTTTTTAAATTTATCGTTATAATAAAATTCTGCATCATCTACACCTTCAACAGGTACTTCATAAGCATTTTCAGTTCCATAAAAAAAAGCTTCTAATATTTGCTCTTTCTCCATTTCTATAGCTTTATCCCAACATTCTTTATTGTGTTTAAAGTCTGCTTCTGAATAAGGTTCTGAGTTTAAGTTATCCAATAACCATTCTACTGCTGTTTTATTTTCCATCTTAATATTCATTATTATCGGTTTGAAAATCACGCTCATCTTCTACAAAGCCTTCAAAACCAAAATCGTTAGGGTCCTCTAAAATATGTTCCTGTATAAATTCTACCATTTCGTTTACTTGACTTACACTAGGGTAGTAATAGTGCTTTATTCCGTTTATTACCTGTAGGCTATCTTGCAGTTCAACTTCTACTTCTAAGTCACCTTCATAACTCCAGGCACCAAAGCTCCAGTTAAAGTTTACTATGTATTGGATTGCACCGTCTTCGCTGTAGTATTCAACTTCACACTTGCGGTTAGTTGTAAAATCGTATTCTCTCTCAATCATCTTTTAAAGTTTAGCTGTTAATAATGTGTATCTTGCTTTAAGCCTGTTAATGGCTCTTATTTCTGCTTGTATGTTTTCTTCAGTGTGGTAAGGTGTTAAGCCTTGCTCATTATTTCTACCGTTACTCCAAATCATCTCATCAACTATTCTTTGACCTTCAATAATTAAGTCAATAGTTCTGATACAAGCTTCGTGTTTTTCTCTTAAGTTTTTCATATATTAGCTAAGTAAATTATTATTAAAATTGCCCCTATCATTATTAACATTCCCTTACCTAAGTAAGCATCATCTTCGTTTGTTGGTGTAAAGTAGTCGATTAGTTTTTTCATAGCGTTTAAATTAAAAAGTTAAATTGTTTTCCCGTTTTGAGATATTCAAAGGTAGTACTTATTTACATATGTCAATAACTTATTTAATATTTTAACATTTTTTAACATTTGTTCTACGCCCAGCATAGGTTTCAAAAAATAAAAATTACATAATTAGGGTGAATTGCACTTAATTTTGTACAGGAATTAGGGTTATGCCCATATTTTTATTTAATTGCGCTTACTTTTTTAAGGTTATACCCTTAACTTTTGCATAGTTTATAAGGCAATTACTTTAAAGTTTATAGATAATGTGTTATATACTTTACAAATTATAGGCTTTTTGCTACCTAGAAGTAGCGTTAAAATATAATTTAGGCACAACATTAAAATATAATTTTGGTTATAGTGGAAAATACTATCAAGATTTGTGACTAGAATGTCAAGTTTTCTGCACAAAAAACCCCCGCTAATCCGAAGACTAACGAGGGTAAATTAACTCACGCTATGAGAGTGCCGTAAAGTTAAGAAATATTTTTCTTTTTAATGCTATACTTTAACCAATCAATATATGTTTTATTATTGACCTTATAGTATTTTTTACAAGGGTTGCATATTAACCAATGGTGTATGGTCCCTGCTGCAGTCGTTACCTTCTTATTATATCTTATGTTAGTTGTACCACACTGCGGGCAGTCGTACTTGTCACCACCTCTTAATACTGCGTAGTTTACTTTAGTTTGTGTGTACTCATTAAGCTTATCAAATACTGCCTGTAATACGGTTACATCCATCTTACAATATTCTACCATCTTATCCATTGCTTCAGGTGATTTCTTAAACACAATATCCTTCCATAAATCCATACCACCTGTCTGAAGCTTCGCACCTACTCCCAAAAATTTAGCTATGTAATCTAGCTTATTTGAATTAAAGTTAAAGTATCTTTTTGCTTCTTTGAGGGTGTCAATAGTATTGTATACAGGTGGCATTTTTAGATCGTGAAATATACATCTAGTTCTTAGCCACTTCATATCAAAACGATCACCGTTATGGGCTACAATTTCTTCAGCTTGTGCAATTACCTTTAAAAACTTCTTAAGCATTGCCTTGTCGCTTTGGTTTTTATCCCACTCTAATGAGTGTACTTCCTCTTCACCTTCCCATTTATAGCAAATGCAAATAATTGCCCGCTCATGTATAATGTCGCCAGGGTTAATAGTAAGATTGTAACCTGACCGCCAAAATATACCTACATTAAAGCTAGTTTCTATGTCGAAAAATAAACGGTTTCTTTTCATACACTTAATTTTTTTAGTGTAAATGTAAACTATTTATTGAATGGGTTGTATAATTTGTCTAAAATTCGTAAAGCAAAGTTTAAAATGAACCCCACTAACAACCCCCAAAAGAACAAACGCCAATTTGTTTTTGTCTTTTCTTGTTTCTTATCTTTGTAGATATACTTGTACTTCAATACATCCTGTTTAACTAGTTGTGTTTTGTACCTGTATTCTATTCGTGTTTGCCACCTGGTCTTAGGTAGCTCTAAAATTCTTATTACAGTATCTTTGTACCTTAAAATCTTTTCAAATATGATAGTATCATTATACGCTACTGCTACGCTGTCAATAGTTGCTACTCTTATAGTATCGGTGTCTACAGATAAGCCATTTTTAACAGCTTTATTATAATGCCATACAGCACGCTTAGATTGACTGCAAGCAAAAAGTAATGTGATTGTACTTAAAACTATTATAAGTGTCTTAAATCGCATAAAAACACGCTTTAAAATCATTTAATCTATTCAACCACCCTTTAAGAAATACTGAATTTTTACCTTTAGCTATTGCTCTGAAAAATCTTTCACGCTCTACAAACATTACAAATAGCAATTCTTTACCGTTTAGTGAGTTTATGGCGGTAATTGTTTGCGGTCCTATTGAGCCGTCAATTGTTACCTTTAAGCCGCACTGGTTAACACACTTTTGTACAGTCTTAATTGCTTGACTTGTACCTGAACCCCACGCTATTTCAGTTAAGAATATAGCTACAGTAATATCGTTGATTTTGTCAGCTTTAACACCATCCCAATAAGAACCCTTAAAGACCTTAAACCAATCTTCGCTATTCATAGATAAGAACCTACTATCATTAGCTTTACCAAAGGAGTGAACCCATGCAGCGTAGGTAATTCCTGCGTTAGTATGGTAACCGCTTTTGCCGTTGAAACTTGTAGGACAAGGGTAAGAGCTCGCACTGTCTGCGGTGTGCCTACTTAGTCCACCTTCCCATTTACGAATAAAGTGTACAAATGCATTAATCTTTGAGTCCATCTATATCGGTTTTAATTTCTTTTGCTCTACCTACTGCCCTTTTAAATGCGTGCCATAAGCCGTACTTATGAACAGCACGATAATTCTCATCTATGCTAAATATTTCTATGCTAATTAATATTAAAGCAATCACTTTAGTAAGCATTAACGGAACTGAAAAGAAGGTTAGCATTATAGCATTTAAAATAAATTTATCTATAAGAAAAAATAGTATAACGGTGATTTGATAAAGCATCATTTTTGATATTATACTAGATAATCTTCTGCTAGATATTTTCTCTTTTAATTTCTTAGCCTTCCACAATCCGAAAACTGTATCCAAGCAGATACAAAAACCTACTAAAAAAAGTAAGTTGGTAACAGGTAAAAAAAATGTCCACAAAACAGCAATGAGTTTAGGTAAGCTTGTGCGAATTGACGCTAGTAAAATGAACAGTTGTAGTCGCATTATATATTATTAACTATTGCTTGAAGCCATGAGCCGCCTTCAGGGTCTTTAGCTGCTATTGTTATACTAATAAATTGAATATAAGGCATACCAAAATTTTCAGGATAATCATATCTATAACCTAAAGCTACAGCAATATCACCTAATAAATCAAAACTAATTTTTGCATCTACACCGTAAAATTCAGCTATTTCAAATAAGCTGTTATTGGTTTCTATATCACCTATTGTTTTATCTTGCCAATCTTTAATTAAGTTTACGCTCATAGTATAAGTATATTATTGTTATAACCGTTATCTCTTTGGAACCCGCCACAGTTACCAATACAGGTACCATTGCAGTTACATCTATCTATCATAGGGCGTAAATCAGTATCTCTATTCGCCTCATCTGTAAAGCCAGGGAATAAATCTTTATTAGCTAGTAAATAGTTTATTAATCTTTGTTCAAAGAAAGCTGCTTTTTGTGCATAGTGTTCCATCCCGAACGCTACCTCATTCCTACCTACTGACCCGCTGTAATCACCGCTTTGAGTTTGCAATCCTTTGTTCTTTAATTGGTAAGTTAAACCGAATACTGCATCTTCTGCAGAACGCCAAGCTATTACAGGCTGTATAAACCCTACTAAAATAGTTTCATTAGGGCTTAAGGTCTGAGCATTATAAGCTGTAAGCAATCCATTGTAGAAAGTAGTACCTAAGATAGGCTGTACTCTTAGTTGAGCCTGTGTAGCTATGTAAGGCGTTACATCTGTTACATCTACATTAGCTGTTATAGGTGTATTCGTTTTTAAGTAGGTTTCAGTTATAAAGTATAGCATTATATTACAGGTATTGGAGTAGCAACAGCAACAGCAGCCGCAGCACTTTGGGTTAAATCACCACCTTCAATAGGAGGTAAAGAAGCTAAAGCTCTCACTTCGTTTACAGTCATATTTTCAAGCACTTTAGTTGCTACCAAAGGACTCAAAGAGTTTAAAGCGTCGTTTGTTTTAGAGGTATCACCTTCTAATTGTACAATCGTTTCATTGATAATTTGAAAATTATTGATACTGAATTCAGCAGAAAGCTTAGATATATGTAAAAGTTCGTTAAAGATGTCAGTTACCATACCTCTTAAAGGCATTACTACATTCTTTTCAAAGATTACATAAGCTTGTTTAATGTCGCTACCACTTCCTAAACTACCTGTAGTTCTCACACCCATTAATATCGGGTCAATCGTGTGACTAAAGCAAATTTGTTCTGTGTTTAATTGTGAAGCTTCAGCAAAAAGCTTGTCGTTTCCATTTGTAGGTAAGCTTTCAATTTTAGGTAGTTGCTCTGCTGAGTTAGCAAAGAACGCTACAGCTTTACCCGCATTAGCCGCACCTTTAAGCTTGTCTATAGTTCTTCTTAGTACATCTTTTTCCTCTTCGCTTTGTGGTCGTTTAGGAAACATCATAGCAAAAGATGGAAATACACTATTTTGAATATTAGATTTTGCAAAGTAACTTAATTCACCGCTTAAAAAAGCAAAGTTTAAAGCACTTGAATATTGAGGTAATGAATAGTAGTCTTGTCCAATGCTTTCAATTTCATAGCAGTATAATTGTTCAGAGTCCTGGCAAGTTATGTGGTATCTTTTGATTTGTCTTACATCTATTCTAGAGGCCCAATCATCACAAATAAAATATGTCTTTTTATCTCTACCTACTCGTATCTTTTCAGGACTTAAATTTTCAATCTTAACTAGCTCACGCTTTTCGTTAAAGCATAGTTTAAAATATACTCTGTTATGGATCACTAACTGCCTTGTGGTAGCCTTCACCATTTTATCTAGTTTTGTTTTACGCTCAAAAGTGTAAAGGTCTAGTTTCTGCTGAGGTGTTAAGTTGTCAGTTACAAGTTCAAAGCCACCACCAATTACAGCATTAGTTTTGTAGTCACAAATTGCACCATGTAAAGGACTAGAATAGTACATTTGATTAAGCAGCTCAGGGTATAAGTTGCCCTCACCAAAGGGTATGTAGTTAGCTGTAGAAAATCTACCATTTACATAAGGTAAAGATAGGTTAGCACCGCCTACTTTTTGGAAGGGTGTACTAAAAGATTGATAACCTTCTATTACTTCTGCTTTGTTTGCTTTAAAAATATCGTACCACGCCATATTAAGAGTATATTGTATTAATTACAGGACCACTAACCACCATTCTACCTTCTTCTATTACTATGCCTGTAGTGTCCTCTATTGTAACAGGTATAATTGTACTTTCATAGACTTCATAAACATACTGTCCCTTAGTTAAAATAACATCTGTAGGTTCATCTATTAAAAATAAATTGTACCGTTCAGTATATGCACTGGTGTCTAGTGTAGTAAATAAAATAGGTGTGCTTGTGGTGTCCATCTCATTAGTAAAGACAAACAAATAGTAAGGATTAACTAAAGTAGATACTTCGCTAAGTGTTAAAATTACCTTGTTTATTTCGCCTTGTTCTAAATAAATCATAACTATATTGTTATAAAAGTTCAATTTGTTTACAAATAAAAAACCCCGCCTAAATTGGCAGGGTAATTTAATAGAGTAATTCAGTAATTAGATAACCGCAGTAACTGCAGCAGGGTCAATTGCATAAGCTAAATACTCGTTTTCAGATAGTAAAGTAACTGAGTACTTAGAACCGTCAGCTCTAGCAGTACCAGAACCTTCACCAACACCTGTAACTTGTAGGTATGGGAAATACCAATAAGTACCGTTAGCATCTAAAACAATAGCAGTCAAATATTGCTGACCTGAACCTAAGATTTTAATTGCATTGGATTTATCTTTGTCTCTTCGGTGAAACATCAAAGTAATAGTTTGAGTTACATAAGAAGAACCATTAATTAAATCAATTGCAGCCTCTTCAGTAAAGCTACCTGTATTTCTTTTAATTTGAAACTCAGTAAAGTTAGGAGCTAAAGCCTCTAAAGTAATTGCTGAAATCTCCCATGTTGAAGCGGAGGGATCAGTTGGGGTGATACTTGCGATATTGTCTTGTTGATTAATCCAAATACCGTATATACCCCCGCTGTTGTTGTCGCACGATTTTACAATCGTTTCTAAAGCATCACAAGCCATAATTATAGGGTTTTAATAAAGGGGGTTGCCCCCCTTAAGGTTAATTAATTAGATATACAAAACAATCTCAGCACCGTTAACATGTGTAAATCCTACTTTCATGTTAGCACGAGTTCTTAAATAAGGCTCAGCAACAGTATCAGATAAGTTAACAGCTTTTAACGCTTTAGAATCACCTTCAGCATCAAATGCATAGATAAGGTTATCTCTAAGTGTCAATACCATTGTATTATCATCCATACCTGGACAAACAACAACTTTGATACCTAAGTAAGTCAATCCTAAAGGTAGAGTTACATAAGTTTGTGTGTTACCTTGTGCAGCTGCAAGCTCATAAGCATTAGCAACATTAGAAGAAACATAAAAACGAAGGTCTGATTTTCTACGGATAATTGCAGCAGGAGCTACATTAACTACACCCGCCATTTTAGCAAGTACATTACCTAAGTTTACAGCACCTGTACCACCGTCAATTACAGTAACATCACCTTGAAGGTTTACGATATAACCATTACACAAAGATAAAGTAGCATCTTCACTTTCTGTATCACCTTGCCATCTAATAAGCTCAAGGTCACCTTGAATTTTGTTGGCCATTTCATTCCAATAGTAATCCATAAAAGAAGCTACAGTGAAATCACCGTTTGAACCTTTAGCCATTTGCAAAGAAACAAAAGACTGCTCTAAGTCAAATTGACAAATTTGAGCCATTGCAGACAACGCACAAACATCAATTTCGATAGCTCCTAAATCATCTGTAGGTGCAGTAAATGCACAAGTAGAAGTTTGTAAGATTTGTCCGAATACTACATTAGATAATTTTGTTTTACTTTTTACACCTGGTAAAGTACGGTAGTTATCAACTACATCTTCTGTTAAATAAGCCGTTGAATAAAACGCCTCAGGATTAGCCGCTAATAACGCTTCTGGCTGTACATCCAAATCAAATTTTAATTTTCTCATTTTGTTTTTTATTTAGTTGTTTAATTTATTATACGCTTTAAATTTTTCGTGAACAGACAAAGCTACATTTTCGCTCATTAGTTCTTCTGTTGTTTCTGTAACCATTGCTTCTTCAAATTGGTTTTTCAAGTCTGCAATAATTGCAAGCAATTGATTAACCTGCTCTTCGATAACAGGAGTTACTATAGCTAAAATTGCTTCTGCATCTGCTGTAGGGTCCACCGCCATTTCTTCTTCTGCTGGTGTCTCAGTTTCAACTTCTTCTTCTTCGACTACTGTTTCTGCCATCTCTACTTCTTCAGTAGCGGCTACATCTTCTACAGGCACATCTTTAATTTCGATAACTTCTCCGCCTTTTACGACATAGACTTTACCTTCGATTAAGTGTTCACCATCGGGTAATTTGTTCATACTATTTAGTTTTAATTGTTCCTTTAATTTGAGACCTAAGAACCCTTCAATTGAAAAGCCTACCTGGTCGTTTTCTACAAGCTTGTTGTAGTATTCAGTATCAGTAACTTGAGCCGTTACCATTAGCGTACCTGTTGGTACTTCAATACCATAAGTACTATAAGCTTTATCTTGCTTAGGATTATCTACAATCCAAGACTCTAGAATATAAGCGGGTACCGTTTTACTTTGATCGTGCTCTAAATTAAATAAGTCTTTGTTACGCATGTCTTGCATAAACTTACCATGTATAGCTTCAATCTCTGCGACTGAAAATTCAACTTCATATTCAAAGCCATCATCATCACATCTGTAGATTTGCATTGGTATCATAGCGGGTGCTACAATTCTATACTTCAAATCATCAGCGTACTTCATTACCTTTACTTCGCTATTGAAAGCCATACCTTTAACCTTTATGGCGGGCATATTTGTGAATGCTATTTGTTCAATTCCTAAGTCTTCGCCATCTTCAGCATATTGCGGGTCGATGGTAATTTTATAAATTGGTAAATCTTTTGCCATGTCTATATTAATTTATTTATATATTTGTTAAAAAAAGAAACTATGATAACAATTTTAGACAAGGAGTTACCTAACCGAGTAACTGAATTAAGCATTGCACAATTTGAAGCAATCACTACAATCAATTCAAATGAAGAGCTTGACCCTATCGAAAAGCATTTAAAGGTTTTTGAATATTTAGGTATTCCTGAGAAAGATTTTCAAGATACAGATATTGATACTTTTATAGAGATGGTAAAAGAATTTAATGTAAGTGCAAAAGAAGATTTAACACAAGTTACTGAATTCGAGCTTGAAGGTTATAAGTATGTTGGTGAGTTTAAGCTGTCAGTTCGTGACACTAAGCTAATTGAAAAGTGTGTAATCCTTAAAGCACCTGGTTATATTGCAGAAATTACAGCTATAATGTTTAAGCGTGAAGATTTGAGTAACACAGAACACTACGCTGAGGCCCATTTGAAGCATAAAGCAAAGTTGTTTAAGGAGTTAAAAGCTAATATTGCAATTCCTTACTTACATTTTATAGCACAAAAGATTAACCAACAAGCCAAAAATGAAACTACCCCAATCGTGGAGTGATATTACTGTAGAGCAGTTCATTGAATTAAGTACTTTAGACACTACAGGCGGGTCCTATTCCTACAATAGTGAGGCATTGAGTATACTTTGTGACATACCTTTAGAAGATATTGAAGATATAGATATTGAGGATATGTCCGACTTAATGTATGAGCTAGATTTTACTAAGTCACAGCCTAAGAATTCATTTAAAAATGAGCTTTTAGACATGGTGGCTAAGCCAATTGGTAAGCTTACACTATACGAGTACATAGACCTTGAGCATTATTTCGCTAGTGACTATGTTAAGAACCTTGCAATTATTGCGGGTATAAGATATAAGCGTACTGAGGTAGATAAGTTCTCTAATCTAGTGTATGAGCCTTACAGCTATAGTCCTAAAGATAGACAAGACTTATTTCTAGAGTTACCTGTTACTGAAGTGTACGGTCTTATTAATGAGTTTCTACAATACAGGGATAACTTTCTAAAGACCTACGAAAATCTATTTAACCCTGAAGGTGAAGAAGATTTAACACCCGAAGAAAAGCTAGAGATGGACCCCGAAGAAGTAAAAGAAATTGAGCAGACTAAGAAGTCTACAAAATGGAGTTGGGAGTTAATGATATATAATCTTTGTGGTGGTGACTTAACAAAATACGAAGCATTAGGAGAGTTACCCCTGGTGTTAGTGTTTAATATGTTAGGTATGAAAAAAGAGCTTAGCCTCTAAAAGTTAAAGTACCTGTGAAGCTTCCACCTATAGGCTCAAATGAATAAGTAATTTTCTTTTGACTTTCTAGAATAGTAGCTACTTGCAAAATAGGGTAACGCTTAGTTAACCAATCAGTGTACTGAGCATAAATCTCATTAGTGATACCTTGATTATCTAGCTCTGTAGTTAATTGAGCACATAACAAAAACGGTTCGATTACCCCACCGTTCCAAAGGTTAGCACCATTGTTTAAGAATCCAAAGTAATACATTGCTATAATCTGAATTTCTAAGTTACCTAAAGCGGGTACCTTTGCGTTAATCCTTACACTTTCATATAGGGTACCGTAATCAATTAAACCTTCCTTTAAGATTATCTTCTTAAGTACATTAGCCATTTTTCTGCGAGTACCATAAAGTACATTGAATTCACCGTTGTTTGCGTATGCCATTTTATAAGTTTATTTGTTCTTTTGGTTTGTATTGTGTTAGTTCTAAGTCAGCTAACCAAGTAAAATTTGTATTCGTGTTTTGCTGTATTTCTTCCTGTGAAATTACCCAATTATTATCAAAGTCTTGTATAGGATTAAAAAAACTATCTGCAGTATATTGTTGACCTACTAATAAATCCTTTTGTTCTATTGTTAAAATTGCTATCATACTTGTCTACCTAAAGCTGTTTGAAAAGTTTGAACCCTTGTGTAAAAATTAGAACCTTCAATATCTGTAAATCCATTACCTATAGAAGCTAAAGCTTGCTGTCTATTTGAAAATTGAAAAGCTGTTGTACCATTTACATTATAAGCTCCTATATAAATTTTATAACTTGATAATCCTGTTGAATTTCTAGCGGGACTAGTATTGTCAGTTTGTTTTACTCCATTTTGCCAATAAGACATTTCAGTTGATATAATTCTATTATTTAAAAATAAACCTAATGAAGTAGTAGGAGCAATTAAACCTACATTACTTTCCAAACTATTGTTTGCACGATAAAATCCAGCAGTATACCTACTTATAATATATAAACCATTAGGTATATTGACACCAATATCAACACCATTATTAGAGTTGGTTCTAGAGTAAACACTTAAATGAGTTGAATTTTGTAATAAATTACCTGAAGGCGTTAAAAAAGTATCTGCATAACCGTTAGTACCATTAGGCTGAGCTCCTCCGCTTGTATGAGTCCAACCTCCTACAAAAGATAATCTAAACGCAGCATCTAAGTCTCTAGGGTCTTTAAGGTTATACTTGTGACTTGTTGCACTTCCTCCTACAAATGGGTAGATTGCTTTTAAATTAGTCCAAAGTCCATCAGTTTTTAAACCTATTACAAAATTAGTTATAGCACTTTGTTGCGTTACATCTGTTATGTTTGCTGCAGTAATAAAAGCCTGTGCATCTGCGTCAAAGCTACTGCTTAATATATCATCGTATATTAAACCTAATCTAGTCCTATAGCCAAACCTACTCATTAGGAAATTCTATTAATATAACCTACAACAGTAATAACATTAGCCACACTTGCAAAGGCAGTAATATTTCTAGCAGCTGCACCTGTACCTGTTAAAACTAAACCTGGTGCTACAATAGCCAAACCACTTTGAGGCGGTATAGAAACTACTATCTTATTATCAGGGCTAATCACACCGCCATACTCAATAGTTAAAGTTACTGTAGCTGTATTTGTATTACAAGCATATAGCCAAACCTCATCAATAATACTTGAGCTTGTTTGTGTAGCGTGTATTGTTGTACCAACTGTAGCAGTAGCTACTACCTTAATAGGTTGTCCATTTGTAGAACCGCTTAATAATACTTTTGTAAATGTAGCCATTATGAAAAAATTTGTATTTGTAAAATATCTAAAGGTTGTGTATTTTTCCAAAGTAGCGTAGCACTATCATATTGGATTATATCATTATTTGCTACTGAGGTTATTTCTACATCGTGTATTTCGTTAAGCTCATAACCGTTTTGAATTCTATAAACTATAGTACCTAAATTTGGGTGTGTTCTTATTACCTTACCAATATATACAATATGATTAGGTGCAGAAGGTTTTACCCTTGTAACATAACCCGCAACAGTAGGACTTAAATAAAGCGTGTCACCATCTACTAAAGTATCAGTTGTAAATGGGTGGGTAGCTACGGCTCTAGTATCTAAATTATCTAGCGTTCCAATTATTAAAGCGTTACCGTCTGAGTTGTTAGCAATGTCCGCTACAATTACACCAAAAGTACCCGCACTTGTTGCCTCAGTGTTTGCCTGTGCTTTAACATAGTTAGGCCTGTTGCCAGTGCTTCCCGAAATATATATAATTGTACCTGCATATAGAGTTACACCTGTAGAGTTTCTACCTACAATCACCATCCTATCTGCAGTAGTTAACCCACCACCCGAAGCTGCATCTATAATCTGTTGGCCTGTAATAGCTGTGTTAACAGGTACACCGCCCACAATCATAGTACACTCAATTAAATCAGTTGCCTGTAAATCTCCAGTGTGAGGTGTTAGGTTAGGCCTCCAATCTCCCCAATTGTTAGGTATGCTCATAACTATATTGTAGGATTAGTCTATATTGTTTAGTAAAGGTACAGCACAATCAGTCCAATCATTTACGCACATTGTGATAGTCATTTGCCACCCTGCAGCGTAGTCTAATAAATCATTGTTAAGCGGTGTGAATGTAGGTATACCAATAATATCAAAAGTATAGTTGTTACTCATTTGAAAGTATA